CCAAGTCTAGTACATTCTTTAGCATTTCTATGGAATTGCTTGTCATCCTGGCTTGTTATGTTATCACCATATCCTACACTCAAGATTGCATAATCTATCTGACTTTTAACCTTATCCCAATCTATAGTCCCTTGATGATGTGATACGTCTATACCTCTTAATTTCATAATCCATTCCTCCTTAAATATAAAAGAGTGAGATTGTCCCCACTCTGTAAACTAATTATTTAATTCTTTCTTTTCTCCATCTTTAAGTTGTGCTAATGCATCCTTTATTTTCTCTGGTATAGGTAATCCGAGTCCAGCACAATTCTCTAATAAACTAATACCCTCATTGGCAATATAGAAGTAGCATACTAATGTTCTAAATACCCATGTACCAGTATTTAAAAGTCTATCTAGCATTACTGCAACTATAAGAACTACAAATATAACTGCTTTTCTTGCTATACCTCGTAAGCCTATGTCCGAACTTACCTCTTTATTAATCCATGCTCTTAATAAGCCTGTAGCATAGTCTAATGCCATAAAAAGTATTAACACTACTATTGCAGTGTCCCATGTTCCTAATAGCCATGTTAATCCTGTTCCTAAAGTCATTACTATTACTTTAATGTAATTTAATATTTTATCCATATTACACCTTCCTTTTTCATTTTTAATATAAAAAAGAGACTAGATTTCTCTAATCTCTAATCTCTTATCCAACAACTTGATAATATTGTTCTTCGTACCCAATACGATATCCTATTATTCTAAAATCAACTTTTCCGGTATATCCTTGTACATAAAAGCTAGTTCTATCTTTAAAAACTATATTAACACTAGGATTGCTACAGAATACTGCATAAGTAGATATAGTCTTAAGAAATGTACTGTCTAAAGATACTGTAGTTCCTTCTTCTTGTATATCTATATCAAATAATACATCTTCTAATAATACCTTTGGACTATCTATTGGAGACATTCCAAGTGTAGCTCCATCTACAACTATAGTTCCTCCAGCTTTCGTTCCATTTGTGTTAAATACATGTCTAGGTGTTCCGGCAATCATAAAACTAATAGTACCATCCGGAGATATTCTTATTCCTGTATCTACGCTTTTAGAAATGTAGAATCTAAATGTACCAGAACTAGCATCTATTTTACATTGGTCTGCAAAGTAAATAGTTGGTGGTTTACAATCCAAGTAATTAGGATAAAATCTAAACCTAGCAATACCATTTTGGTATATATCTGTAGAACCTTTATCAATACGAATATAGCTATTTTCATCCCATTTAAGCCTTACTGCACTTCCTACACCTTGTTCATTGTTATATGTCGCATCAATGGAGCATCCACCAAACAAGTGTAAAATTGGATTGGCTGGGTCTGCATAAAGATTTCCTCGAACCATTAAGTTTCCATTTGCATCACCTTTTAAAACAGAATTACCTGCTCTATTCCTAACATCTATTGCCCCATTGTAAATAGTTACTCCATTGGCATCAATTTCTGTAGAACCACTAATAACTTCATTTTGCCTTGCTGTATAAGAACCATTCTCACCCTTAGATAGACAAGGTAGTCCAATACTAAACACTCTATATCCAGTAGTACCAGCTTTAGGTTTTACCTCTATATATAATAAGAAGGTATCATAATTAATATCTTTTGTTGTAAAAGTTACAGAGTATCGGTTAATATTATAGCCAGTTTTTAGATTAATAAGTTGATTAGCTACATAGTTACTTCCTAGCTTATAATCTACATATAATCTAAATGTTTCTATATTACTTTCTGTTATGCTGCTAAGAGAAAAAGTATACTGTGAATTTCTTTTAGGTAATCTTTCGCCTGTCATACCTTTTTGATATAGGAGTCCCCTATCGCTAGTTAAGCTGAAAGCTCTCCACCCATCTGTGGGCATAAAGAAATTATCATTACCAGTATATAATCCGATACCACTCATATTCCAGCCTGTAGTTTCTCTATTAGAAAAACTTGAATTGCTTAAAAGATTTATTATATCTATAGAGAAAAAATCTAATTTCAATTGATTTGCTGTGAGCTCCATACTTGCTTTAGTAGCATAAGTATTAAGTGCATCATTCTTGGATAGATAAGTATTACTTACTGTAGAAATTATTGCACTGTCTGTTATTTTCTGTTCTGCAGTATTCATCCTTGTGCTAAGAGAAGTTACTTTGCCATCTATAGTTGTAGTAGTCTGTTCTACAGTTCCAACTCTACTAGTAATTCCTGTTAAGTCAGTTTCTATTGTAGACACTCTGTCAGATACTGTAGTGATTTGTTCATGGATATTCTCTTCTATTTTTATATTTCTAAGCCAATATGGTGCTACATATGGATATTGACCAAGCCCCATTTCCATTTTAAAAGCATTTAATGGTACCTCTAATATAAATTTAAACTTACCGTTTTCTACCGCAACATTTACATTCCTTTGACCTTGTATACTAGTGCCATCCTCATTGTAGAAAGCATAGTAAGGTGTTAATGTAGTCAAATTTGTTTCGCCACTTATGATAATTTTATTTTTAATATTATAAATTGTACATCCTAATAAATCAGAAGGATTTCCAATTATATTAAAAGTATAGTTTTCAATAACAATATTAGTTGTATCTCCTATATTATTATGAGAGCCTTTATATCTTCCTACATTTTTTATAACAAATAAATTACTTCCACCAATTTGTTCTACGGCGCCATTAACTATATTATTAACTTCTGTTGCTTCAACTTTTAATGCTATCTGATTTTTCAATTGACTAATACTGCTACTTTGTGTGCTAACAGTGGAATTAAGTCCACTAATCTGTGTAGTATGATTACTAACTGTTGCTACTGTACTATCTAAAGTTCTTTTTATGTCATTGGTCTTGGTATCTACACTAGTTATTTGACCTGTTAAATTATTTATACTACTAGTGTGGCTACTAATTACACTACTAATAGAATCTACTGTTGCTACTGTGGAGTTATACGCATCTTTAAGTTGTATATTCTGTCCATCTTTAACTATTGTAGTGTTAGAGATAAGAGTACTTATCTTTCCTTGTTGAATGTTTAGAGCTGTAGTATTGCTCTCTGTAACTTCTTTCATGGTAGACAATGCACTTGCAAGACTTGTAGAGTACTCTAATTCTACAGTTGGATTTATTAGACTACCCTCAGTTAAGAAATATCCATCTTTGAATTGCTTCATATACTGCTCCACACTAATAGGTTCTTTCACTGGTATTGCAAGTTGATAATATATTGTAACTGGGTTAGCTTGTAGCCACGCTTTTAATTTAACTGCCTTTTGTATTCTGTCATCAGTGTCGGTTATCCCTGTTTTATTCCTTGATAATGAAATTCTTGTAACTGCATATGCGTTAGATGTGGATACGCCTTCTAATAATGCTGGACCTGTATAATAATCTGTAAGGGCTGGTAAGGTATCACATATTGTAGCTAAAACATTAGGGGAGCCTATGGGTACAGAAAAGTATCTTGTATAGAACTCGTCTAGGTTTGTACTAGCGTTGTATCTTTCCCAATTCCATGAGTCTACGTTGACTAAATTCCCTTTACCTACATTCCTAGTAACCTCATTTTCTTTAGCAGTATCTCTCACCCCATTAGGTAAACCCCTTAATGGGTTAGTTAATGTTATAAGTTGTCTGTGCTCCTTATAAGGTTCATAAGGTTTAGACGTATTTCCTTCAGTTAATCTTAAATTAGAGTAAGTAACATTATTAATTTTAGCAGTAGTTGTAGTTGCATAAAGACCTATGATTATCTTAGAGTTATTTCCGGAGTTAAAAGTCCCACCTTTTATACCTAAATCTTTTAAAAATCCTAAAGGTGTATTTATATTTACAAACCCGTTAGTTGTATCTGAAATTTCAAAATCACAATAATAATCTGTATTAGGCTTTACTTTGCACTCTACAGAGCTTCTTAGCCACGCATATGCTTCAAATGAAGATACTGTTACAGTGTCACCTACAACATCTGATCTTGTCTTACCAGAATCTTTTATTTTATTTATATCTAATAAGTTCTCGCCTTTACTTACAATTTCCGAAGCCTCTCCATTTTCTGAGACACTTCTTATACCTTCAAAGTAAGGTATTTCTTTGTTAGTCCAATCTCCTTCCAACATCATGTAGTAACCACCAGTTTGTATATCAACAGAACCTTCTTTACCACCAAAAAACACACTAACTACCTTCTTTATATCAGAAGTGGTAGTATATTTAATTTTAAATATTTTGCCACTATCCGTAGAAGTTAAAGTTTGATAATGAACACCTTTATTAACATCAGAAGTATTTGTATAATTCATGGCTAAGTAAAAATAACTTAATGTAAGGTTTGTATAATTAGCTTTAAAAATTAAAGTATACTCTGTATTTGGTTTAACATTAAACACTTCAGGTGCTTCACTTATTAATCCAACATTAACAGTACTTGTTGTACTATAGGTTTTAATAGCATCCAGGAATATTACTTTAGGTAAAATATTCTGTAATGTCCGTCCACTAATACTATTAATCTTCAACATTCCATCTATAGCACCTTCTAACTTGGTTGTAGAACTATCTGTAGTTATACTCGGAGGAGCACTATCCACCTTAGTTGTAAGAGTATTAAAAGCTACATTTAAAGTCTGTGCAGTACCATCTAAGAGTACTTTGCTACTATTAATAGTTGTAGCTCCATTATTAATATTTGTTACTACACTAGATATATTAAGCTTATCTCCACTTATATTAGCATTATCGCTTACCATATCATCTCTGATAATTTTATTCTTTATTCCATCTGCTTTAAGTCCTGTTGCATCAAACATTAGCTTTCCGGAACTATCCCACACATACATGTTGTAGTCATTTGATGCATCCTTACCTATCTGAACCCTAACCCTTGTACTATCCTTAATCTGTATAGTGTTATCGAATATTAGAAGATTTCCACTATCAGATTTTATCCTAAACTTATTTACAGATATATCTCCAGCATTAATCTTACTTACATCTAAATTCTCAATCATGGCATTTTTTATAAAACCATTTACTACAGTTACTTTATCACTAGTTAGGATTAAAGATTGAATATTGTTAGATGTAAGATTTCCATTTACAAGGGTTTGTATATCTCCTACACTACTTTCTAATATCTCTATTCTTCCTACGCTGGCTGTAAGGTCTGTTATGTTAGCTTTCCCTATAATAGCCTGGCCCATAGTTGCATCTGCAGCTATTAACTTTTCTATATTAGCATTAATTGCAGTTAAATCACTCACATGAGCTACATCTATAATTGCAACTTCTATTGCTGCAGTTTTAGCTTCAATAGTTTGTGTTCTTATAGATACAGCCTCTAAATCTTGAATGTTAGCTTTATTAATTAATGCTTCATTAACTATCAACAATTCAGTTACAACTCTATCAAGCTTATTTGAGCCACTTCCACTAGAATTAAAACTATTTTTATTCTTAGTTTCCCCCTTGGCTCCTATTTCAGCAGTTAAGCCACCATTATAGGTAAACTTTTGAGATAGAATAGGTATTTTCCTTACTGTTCCTTTAATATCTGTACAAGTAACTATATCTCCTACATCTAAAGAGATATCACCTTGCCATTTCATTGTATAACCTAAGTACTCAAACCCATTTAGCTTAGTATAAATATCATTAAGAATACTATCCGTTACCCAAGGATTTTCAAACTTAACTTCCATAGAATCTATACCTAAGGACCCTTTATTTAATTCCTTATCTCCAGCTTTACAACTAACTTTACCTATCTTGTATTTAACTTCTTCTCTTTTATAATCAATATAGTTATCTGGAGTAATAGAGTAATCTATATCCTTAGTTGTAACTATAGTAAACTTTCCAGCTCTAGTTATAAGAGCATTGCCCTCACATAAAGAAGATACATATCCAAGTATTTCTCTACAAGTAAAGCCCTCCAACTTTTTAACTGTATAAGCTGGAAGGCTTCCTGTAAATTGTACTCCTGTTTTAGTTACAAGTTCATTAACTACTTGTTGTAAATTAGCTGGATAAGTCAAATTACTAAAGTATGGAGTTTCAAACTTTATCATATTATCATAACAAGTAAATTTAGTTGTATAGTCCGTTTTCTCTATATCATCAATATTAAATAGCCCCATTAATATATATTCTATTGTAGCTCCTATTTTAAGGCCTATTTCTACTTTAACCTGGCTAGTAGAGTAAATAATATCCCCTCTATTTAGTAGTGTTAAATCAAGAGTTTGTGAAGGTGTATTACCAATGCTAAACCCTTCTCCAGGCTGTATAGTTTCTAAAATGATATCTACTATATCATCATTAGTATATATATTATTCCCTATAGTTACTTTACACCCAAAGGATCTACTCGGTTTCTTTATTTCTAATTTATAATCTGCACTTGTTGTCTGCATAATTAACCTCCCTTCTCTATGTTAAGAGTCATGGAGATTACTCCTCTATCATATAATCTATAAGTATTAGCTCTGCTGGACTCATATCACACTTAGAGTTTACAAGTTCATCTATATGGAATTTATGAATATCCACTTCATTCTCTATGGCTAATAGTTCCTTAATATCTCTATTCCAATCTTCAACATGTTCTGGTGCAATTTTAATGCTATTATCCTCTATTAATGGTTTACCCTCTTCATCTTTCACAGAGTACTTTTCTATAAGCTTTTGTCTTTCCTTATTGTAGACTTTAATTTCAGCTTCAATCTTCGCTATATTCTTTGCTATAGCATAACTCACCTTGATAGGTAAGTTCTTCTGTGATATTGTACCTAGTACATTTGCATCATTTACTATTCTTTCATTACTAAGCTTCACTTGTAGCACCTCCTACTAATTCATCTTCTATAGCATAAAGCTCCTTATCAAAGTTATCCATATCGGCTCTTACTTCAGCTTTATTGGCATTATACAATTCTTGGTTTTGTATACTCCTTGTTACACTCCCAACATTTCCTCCATTAGTACTTATAGTTGCATTCATGTATGCTACTTGTTTATTTTCTATAATGCTATATCCTGTTAGTGTAATACTTTTATTTGTTTTTAACATTTAAATCATCCTTTCTATTTTTCAATAAAGTTCATTTTAAGTCCACTCCACTTTACTTCTCCATTTTTATATTGATACGCTGGAGCAGTTCTATCACCTACATACATCGTCTTGGTTATCATCCCCTGTTGTGGATCCGGAAAAGTAACTGTAAAAAAAACACTACTTACTGAATTTAGTAGTGTTGATATTTCCATCTGGCTTAATGGTGGCCATTCTAAATTAATTTTTCTTTTTACTGCAATTCTATCTCTAACCATATACCCTGCTGCAACTCTATTAGATTCTCCGTCTAAGTCTTGAATTGTTACTTCATAAGCACTAGGAGCAGCAATAGCCACTCCATTAACCTTAAGCATATTACCACTCCTTTTATGTTGGAATTAATGTTATATTACCTTGTCTTTGCATCTTCCTAAGTTGTTTTAAAGCTACCTTACCAATTACAGAGCCATCAATCTGTAGAATTAAATCCCCATCACCAAATCCATTATCTGAATTTCCTTGTGGCATTCTTTCAAGTAACTTACTAGCCAGTAAGTCTAAGCCACCAGTATTATTTTCTAAAGGCACTACAGCCTCTTTCCCTGCTTCACCTACCATAGCAAGTGTAGGACTATCAAGTATTCCTCCTTTAGCTAAGTAAGGAATTTTAGGTATACTTAAACCAAAGTGACTACCACCATACTTTGGGACCCAATCAGGAATATCAATTGATAAACTGTTAATTCCACCTATTGCACCATTTATTAATGATATTACTGCATTTAATGGGTATTTTAGTATCTTCCCTAATCCGCCCATTATTCCACCAAATATATCCGTAACTCCTCTCCATGCTTTTGCCCAATTTCCAGTAAATACACCAGTTATAAAATCTATTATTCCACCAAATATTCTCTTAAGGTCACCTATTAAACTTCCTATTGTTTTAAATGCATCTTTGAAGATACTTAAAAATACACTAACAATAAATTTAACCAATGGCTTCAAAACATTATTCCATAAAAATAATATAATATCTATAATTACCTGTATAACTGGTTTCCAAGCTTTATAAATTTCTATTATACCCTGTATAGCTTTTATGAATATGCTAACTATAAAGTCAGCTAATGGTTTTAGCACAGTACTCCATAAGCTCTTAGCAATATCCATTACAGCCTGGAAAGCTATTACTAAAATCTCTCCTATTATCTTAGCCAAAGGTGCTAATACAGTCTTCCACAAATCTATTAAGAAAGCTCCAAATGGTACTAGTGCATTATTCCATACATCCATTGCTTTCTCTTTTAAAAATTCAAATGCCGGCGCTAAAAACTCCATAATAGCAGAACATATTTCATTAACCTTATTCCTAAAGCTTTCACTACTTGCATATAACGCTACAAACATAGCTATTAATGCTGCTATAGCAGCTATTACTAATATTATGGGGTTAGTAGCAAGTATCTCTAGTACAGTGCTTATTCCTTCTATCCATTTAATAACTTGCAATGCAATTACTAGAGTTTTAAATGCTACTACAATGCCTAATATCAAACTGCAAATCCATCTTAGTAATTCCCCATTAGAGGCTAAGTAGTCAATAAATCTTCTTACTGCATCCAAAATAGGATTTAGTCCATTGGCTGCTCCAGGTAGAATACTTATAAACCAATTTATTATAGGCAATATAAATTCTCTATAAATACTTAGTGCTAACTTAATTAAAGATAATCCTATTCTAGCAATATTCTCTATAAATAGTTGCACAGGTGGAGTTGATAAAACATTATAAAAGTTTTTAAACGTATCTTTCGTAGCTTCAACTGCCCTTTTAACCTCAGCCATCACACTAGCTCCATCTTTTGCCCAAGCATTTTTAAAAGGCTGAAATATTGTTGCAAATACCCTTTTAACCTTTTGAGCTAATTCAGCCATTGCGCTATCCACTGGAGCTATATCAAGTGGGGGAGCTACCAACGTCGGTATATCGCCGCCACCTCCTCCACTTCCACCATCAGCATTATCAGAACCATTATCCATATTTAATGTATTTATTTCATCAAATCCAGCAAGACTGCCTTGTGCTTTCTTTGCTTGTTTGCCAGCTTTCTCCGTAGCATTACCATAAGCACCCATAGCTGCTTTAGCGCCTATAAGTCCCTGAGTTGCTTGTGCGCTCTGTTGATATGTTTTTCCAAATATAGCACTTATAAAACTAGCAATGTAAGTTGTAGCTGTAGCTAACGCACTCATTAATGCATTAATAGCAGGAAGTATGGCTTGATATATAGGCATAAATGCAACCATTAAATTAGATTTTATTTGAGCTAATGAATTAGCAAATTGTTGATTAGTCATAAGTGATTGACCTAATGATGTGGCCATAGCTGTTATACCTCTAATGACTAACGGAAATATCATACCCCACGTAACCATAGACCTTATAATCATCTTTAATTGACTATTTGTACCACCTAAATGACTTGACGTTCTTTTTGCCCCTAACCCTAGTTGAGTTAATGCATTTGAAAGTCTACTAAGTCTTCCATTAGCTCCAACTGCATTTCTTCCTAATTTACTTATGTTTTGAGATGCAATACCTATACCGTTTGACCTCGTACCTACACCTGTTATCTTTGAGTCTAGTTCTGTTATTTCTGAACCCAACCTTATTGATTTTTCAATTAAGGAGTTCATTCTAGCTTCGGTCGATAATATAGTTCCCTCTAACTTATTTCTACCTTTTGTATTAAAAGTATTATTGAGTTGATCATTAAGAGTTTTTAATTTATTTCTTAAATTATCTATTTGCCTATCCGTTATATCTAAGGTTTGAACTTTACCTATTTTCATATCCTTTAGTTTTTCAATATCTTCCGGTGGACCTCTTCTAGTATTTGCTTTTGGAATATTAGTAGTCTTAGGTTTCATTACATCCATCTTAGGAAATTTTATAGGTGGCATCTTCACTTCTTTCATTGATTCAAAAACAGATTTCATTGTGGTTTTAAGATTGTTTTTCATTCTTTTCAAAGTAGATTTTACACCAGAATCTAAAGTTTTAACTCCATCATTAGCACTCTTCTTCATTCCATCAAACATAGTCTTTGTACCTGCATTTAATGATGTTTTTAAATTCTTAGCTATAAGTCCACTCATTGAACTTATTTGCTTTCCTAAATCACTTTTAATCTCTAAATCTAAGCTAATTTTCCCTACACTATCACTCATGTAATACCTCCTTTCTTGCATTAAAAAAGCACCTAGATTTTACTCTAAGTGCCTTCTCTATTATTTATTAGCCTAATAGTTTACTTTTCTGTCTTTCAAATTCTTCATTACTTATTATTCCGTCATCTAATAATTTCCTAAATTTTGATAATTCATCTGCAGTACTTATATCATTTCCACTATAACTTCTCGATTCAGAAGTATAATTCTCTATATACTCTTTTATTTTTAATGCTATCTTATATTTATCCATTGACCCAAATAATACTTCATTATCACTAGGTATATCATCTATGCTTTTTCTAGATTTACTCTCTTCTCCAATGATTTGAAATAGTATAAACCCAGATGATAAACTAGGTTTTTTAACCTCTATAGATGCTATATTTCTTATTGGTATAGTTTTTTCCCTGTGTTTACTAAATGGTAAATATCCCATATCTATTACTATTCTATCATCATATAATACTATCTTTTTACCTAGTTTGCCTTCAAGTTCTAAAATCTTTTCTTGAATAAATTCTCCTGCTCTAACTCTATTCATCTCAGATTTTTCTTTTTTCTTCTTTTGTTTTTCAATTTCTTTTTCTTTTATTCTTTCTATCTTCAAGGCTTCACACTCTTCTATTTGATCTGCACTATAAACGAATGCATATGGGAATAGTTTAAATATATCTATAATCCATCCAAAAATAAATAATCCAACAGTTAGAAAATATAATATTCCTTGAGAATATTTTCTTTCATAAAATTTATGCAGTCCGAATATTCCTCCAAATACACAAAGTAAAAATTCTACTTTATAACTTCTGTCTTGCATACATATATCCCTCACTAACATTTTTGTTAATTTAAGTATATACTATCCAAAAGCTTTTGAAAATATTTCTTGTACTTTTTTAATTTCTTCTTCCTTCTCTTCTACTGACATATCTCTAACCTTATTATTTCTATTTCTCCAGTCATTTCTTATCTTATGTTGTTCTTTGGTAAAATTCTTAAGCATGTTTTTATTTTCTTCACTTCTAATAGAAACGATTTGACCTAGAGGCGTTTCTGGCATTATTCCTTTTAATAATGCTGAAAATTCGCTCCAGGTCATATCATCATTTCTAAGTCTTATATTATATTGCATTGCAAAACTTGCTTCTATTAAATCAAAGTCCTCAAATAAATCATACCATTTATTTTCTGGGAGATTTTTTAGCTTTCTGTGCCTCAATTTCAATCTCTTCTAATTCTACATCACTTATAGCTGCCATTATTACATTAACTATAATATTGTAACTTGGCATACTTAATTCTAAGCTCTCTATATAATTAAATTCCTCTTTACCTAAAGCTACCTTAATTATATTTTCGAGTCTCTCATGATCCTTTATTGTTTCATCTTCCGCTATGGCCATAATCTTAAATGCCGCTGCTTTTGAATTATTTATTTTAAATTCATGCTCCGTATCTACTCTTACCACTGGTTTTTGATTACCATTTTCTAACCTCTGTATAATATCATATACTCTTGCCATTGTGTTAATCCTCCCTTATTTTATATTATTAAGGTATTACTGGTGCTGGTGTATAGACTGGTTTACCATCACCTTGCATTTCAAATTCAAGTGGTGCAACATTTGTACTATCTCCACCACCTACGTTCTTAACATTTATAACACAGTCATATGTTAACTTAGCACCATCTGGGAACTCTATTTCTCCTTTTGTACTACAGTCTAATCCATCCTTCCAAGCTGTAGTCGCTACATAATCATTACCTGGATCACCTACATTTCTTTTTCCATTAAGACCTACACTAAATTTTTTACCTGTCATTAACGCTCTTGCCCAACCTGCTGTATCCATTGGTGTCCATTCCTCCACAGTACCATCAATACTAAGAGAGAATGTCTCCATATCTTTTATTACAGCCATATCTGTTGGTGTTGTACTTTCCTTACCTTTTGTACCAATTTTAAACTTTAAATTATATACTGGAAATACTCCGTTAAATGCCATATATAATTACCTACCTTTCATAATAAATTACTGTTTCAATTACAAATTCAAAGACACCATTGCTATCAGTACCTATTTCTACTGGCTCTGGTGTCCTCATATCAAACTTAATTATTCTTTTACCCCCTATGGTGCCATCTTGACCGAATAGGGAATCGTAAATCTCCTGTGCTTTTAATTCAGCAGTATTACAATTCTTAGTCCAATGTATTAGTATAGATACAGCCTTGGTATTATAAGAGGTATTTTCTAAACCTCCTATAGCTATTCTAGGGGTAGGACCTACCACTCCATAAATTCCTATGCATTGTTCCTTGCTATTATCTATCTTTCCAATATACCACTGAGGACTCTCTATTTTAGTTTTTAAGAACTCTCTTACTTCACTTAGTAACATTACTTTATCAATCCCTCACTGTTCATTTTTAGTAACTTTTTATAAGTTTCCTTTGTAAAGTTCCTTTTCTCACCATCTATATAGTCCTGCATCCACTTACCCTGAGCATTTACATTTTTATCTTTACGAAAATTATATTCTGGATGCCAATATAACCTTCTAGCATATGGGGTATCAAATATAATACCTACTTTACCACTATCTACTTGAGAAGTATCTACAAATCCACTTCTTTCAAGTTCTCCAGTTTGTTTAGGTACTACAGCAGAGGTTACAATATCACTTTTAGTTGCATCACCTGTCATTTCCAAAGATTTCTTCTGAGCTTCAACTAAAGTATTAATCTTCTGTTGATTTAATTTAACTGTTACCTTTACACTCATTATCCTAACTCCAATTCTGTACTGAAAATAGAGCCATCCGGATTACGTGGTCTAGCAGATTTATATATATTAATCTTAACTCCATTAACCTCAACATAACCTTCTATCCTGTTGTGTTGAGGTGCTATATCTCCTATACATATCACTTTACCTACTAATGTTACGAGCTCACCATTCTCATTTCTAACTCTTTTAGTAGATTCAGAGTAATTACACTTATCATCAAAAATAAGAGTCTCTACAGGCTCACCATCTTCATTGGTATATGTCTGATATACTTTTATTGGAGTTACTAAAGTCCATTTAGGGAATGGTAATTTAAGCCCCATAGTTATATCCTCCTACAAGTAAATCCTGTTTGCTTTAATATATTTACTATCTCTCTTGTAGTAGTAACCCCATTTAGTGACTCAGTATTAAAACTAAGTGAAGTACCATTTATGCTATAGCCACTAAGAGGGGTATCTATATATTCTCCATACCTTCCTATGAAGTCTACTTGTAAGCATATAGACTCTTTTATACAAGACTTTTGAAACTCTGTTAAATTATCAAATCCAATACCAACAATACGATTATATGTCATGGAGTCAATTTGTCTTGAAGCTCTACTTAATAAACTTTTAAGTCTAGGCTCCTCACTAAATTCTCCTACATAAGTAGTTTTATAATAGTTTTCATCTACATAAAACATTTGATCACATCCTTAAATAGAAAGAAGGATACTCTTAAGCACCCTTCTCATTTTCTCCATCTGTTTTACCAGATTTCTTTAATTTTTTAATCTCTTTCTCAAGCTCTTCAATCTTACTTACAAGTTCTGTATTCTCGTCTTCTAATTCTTTATATTTCTCATATGAAACAGACTTTCCAGCACCATATTTAATTACATTGCCTTCATCATCCTCAATATCGTATCCTTGTGCAACATAAGACTCTTTTTGAGTTTCATCTATTGTATAAACTTTATTTCCTTTTGTAGCTTTCATACATCATTCCTCCTATACTTCAGCATTTATTGCAATACCGCAAGCTTTATTTTGAATTAAGAAAGTATCTGAGTAGTATCTATTTTGATATACATACTTATCAGCAGTTCTTGAATCTGTTCCTGGTGTAAATAATTTCATGTAAGCGTATTTATCTCTAGATACAACGCATGAAGGATGTACTAAAATAAGATTGATTTGTTTTGCATCTACTGCAGGTACACAACCATTAGTAAAATCATACTTAGTTTTAAATCTTGCACTTGGTACTTTAATGATATTAACATCATCTAAAGAGTAAACTCTTCTGTCAATATTACCATTATTTGAAGTTACATCAATGTTTCTAGATAATCCACTAGCATTCTTAAGTAACTTATTCATTGCTGGGGTTACATAAAGTATTCTTCCTTCACTTGGAACTCCTGCATCGTCCATTTTTTCCATTTGGGTATCGAACCAATCTAATATATTAGCTGTAGTTAAAACGGTATTATCTATCACAGCTCCGTTAGCTACATAAGTGTTAGCCTCTGCATATAACTTAGAATATCTGTAAGAGTCCTTCTCTGGAATTGCTTGTTCTTCCTCAAATACATTTTGAATATTAGCAACCTCTATAACTAAGTTTGTTTCATCTATATCCATTGGATCTAATGCAAATTCTATATCTCTATCGTGTGCTAGTTTCTTTGGTTCCCAATCGTTTGCTATTGTTCCAGTATTGAAACCCATAGCACCTCTGTTGTGGTCTTTATACCCACTTAAAGTTAATCTAGGTAATTTAATTGTCTGTGCATTAATAAACTTTACTCCTGGATTAGATTGAGTTAATAAAAAGGAAGTTAACTCCCTTGTGTACTTTTGTTGTAATTCTCTTTCAAATTGTTCAGCATAACTGTATACTGCCATTAAAAATCATCTCCATTTCTTATTTTTTATTACCGAAAATACTAGATATAGCATCTTCTGCATTTGATTTTGACCCATTAGCTCCAGCACCTATTTGTTGGAACCCTTTATTATCTTGTTGATTAGTACCTTTTAATTGAGGTACATCTTCTAACACTTTATTAAGTGCAGCTGTTATTAGATTTTCATCAATCTCACCTTTTTCATTGGTTACTTTTGATAAGTCAGCTAACTTAGTAATATAAGGAATTGTATTAGCTTCAATTCCAAGTCCTAAAGCTTGTTTGTAAGCTACATCATCAACCTTAGCTTTAACTATCTGAGCTTTTAATTGTTCATTCTCCTGTTGAAGCGTTGTTAATGTAGCAGTCTGCTCTTGTGCTTTAGTCTGCTTACTAGTTTTAAAGTCTTTAATAGCCTGGTTAATATCCTCCTGGGACATTCCTTGTTGTTCAAAGTAAGATTTCAGTATAGAATTTTCCTTACTTTGAGTACCTTTATTGATGATATCTGCTAACTTATCATAGTCAATAGATGAAGTTTGTTGATTTCCTTCACCCCCTTCAGTAGCACCACTAGTCCCATCAGCTCCAGTTCCATCATCTGGTGAAAGTAATGGTTGATACCTACATAATCCTAAATTGACTAACATTTTTGTTTTTAACATAATAATTACCTCCCATTTTAAAGTGTTGTCCACTAATCCGTTTTAGCTCGTCAGCTATTCCTCACAGTTTAGAGCCTTAAGAGTTTTGGGCATAATAAAAGGCCTTAGTTTCCTAAGACTTACCTTTAACAATTTTAATTACCTTTTCTTTTGCTTTTTTATCTCTACCAAACTCTCTATCCTCTAGTACACATAGTGTTTCTTCCCAATCAAGCCCGCCTCGCTGTGATAACCTATCTAATGTTTGACCATGATTAATAATTGCTTGTTTTTCATGTGCTTTAATTACTTCTAGTGGTATATACTCTTTGGGGTTAGAATTTAATATAGGAAAACCTTCTTTCATTCAATTCATTCCTTTCTTAAAAGAACATAATAAAAGCACCTACTATCTAATTTAGTAAATGCTTTTAAACTACTTCTATTGATTTTATTTCATTTTCATAAAGCTCATAATGAACATTATTTGCTTTTATTCCTATACTCGCAATCTCCGGATCATTATCTAGCGCCTGAGTATAGTTTTCATAATTACCTTCAAGTATTACGCCATCTATACAAGTTACTTTTAATTTTAACTGGTTATCTAATTTTCTATCTTTCATTATTTTTCTTAGTTCTTCAATTAGACTCATTTATTCATCCCCTCTTACTTAGGTACAATGTGTGTTCCTTTCTTAGAATAATGGATTTTAAAATCTTTCGTTTCTACCTCGGAACCATCTACATCACTTACATTATATCCTATTACTCTATCGGTTGTTATTACTTCTTGGTTTCTCCATTTTCCATCACTTGCAAATAGTACTTCTCCAGTACCAGCATATTTATTTACTAATTCTTGAGCTTTATCTATGGAAATAATTAAGTAACTTCTACCTTCAATATAATTATTATGACCTATAATATGTTTACCTTGTTTACCTTCTAATATGCTTTTAACAACTTCATCTGACTTAATATAATTACGTATATTTTGTTCTTTATATGTTTGCTTAAGATTACTCCATCCACCACTATTATTATACTTCAAATTCTGGAACTCTTCCAATGTTTTTGGAGCTTCATCACCTAAAATTGATTTAAAGTTTGCATATTCTTTAGTATCCACCTTATAGTTTATGTCTTGAATACTTCTTATGTCTGCCTCTTCTCTAACCCTATCTCTTCTTAACTGTTTATTATTACTTAAGTGTTCTTGTAACTTCCTTTCCCACTCTTTAACTTTAGAGTCAGCCATAGCTCTATTATCTTCATCTAAAGTACCTTCTCTAAATCTCTTCCATTTCCTAATCTGTCTTTCCATATGTCTCTGCTCTTGTTCAGCTTTATAATTACTTAAAGCCTCTTCTTCATCCTGTGCCTGAGGTACTTGAGTTATGCCTGGAAAGTAAGTTGTTAATGTATGCCTACAGTTAGGGTGTAATAACCCTCCCTCTATTGCTTCACTTACTAACTTATATTTACCTTTGTTCTCTTCTAAGTATTCTTTACTTGGATGACTAAACACATCATCAATTAGTATTTGACCTTGCCATGGTAAACACTTCTCGCAAGTATTTGCATGGGCTGAAACAACAACGGTATATATTCCCCATTCATCCCTTTTACTACCTTCACCTAAGAATGTAGCTCTTTGGCTAGTTGTTCTAAGTGCCATTTCAGCGTATGAAGCAATATTAACCCTCTTACCATCTTTATACTCTACACAGTTAATACCACTAGCTAGAAACTCCTTTGTTGCCATGTCTATAGCCTGGTTTAATGTCTTAACTCCTGCTGACATATTAATTTCAGCTTTATATATAACTTGTCTATACACATCATCCATTTTTCTTAATACTGCAGCACTAGCTTTACCTATATCCTTTGTTACTGTATCTTGTAATGCATTTAATTTCTTTTCATTTACACCAAAGAAACTCTCTTCTTGAGGTACTCTAGGTTTTCTTCCCGTAAGTGCTGCAATATAGTCCCTTACCTTTTGTTTCTCAGAGGTATCTTCTGGAATATCTACATTTCCTTTATTAAATCTTAGAAAAGCTCTTATTTTATTAATAGCTCTAGTAACTCTATTTTGACCTTTCTTATAATTGCCCTGAAGCTCTCTATCAATGCATTCCTGTATTGGTCCGCTATAACTATCAATAATTTTCTTATTCTCTTTTCTGTACTTATCTATTGCTCTTAACTTACTTAGCTGCCATTGTTCCCATGAGAAGCCTTCTTTCTTTTCTTCTCTCTTATGAAAATAAAAAGCCCTCTTCATAGAAGATATTAATTCTAATTCCATCTTCTCAAAGATTGCTCTTATATCATAATTATTCTTGTCCATCTATCTCACCATCTAGACCATTTTCGTTATCTAGATTAACTTCATCATATCCAGGTACTGAAGGTTCATCCATTACTGCAATTCCAGTCTGCTCTTTAATCCTCTCAACCTCTTCTTTTTTCCATTCTTCTGTTTTAGAATCTCCCCACATCTCTTCTACCTTTGCTTCAATACTCATAGGTGTATTAGGATTGCTAAGAGTCTCAACTACTGCTTCAAATGAAGGTGATGCATATTCTCCAAAACTAACCTCTATAACACTATCTTCTGTAGGTTGCTTTAACAATGTATTATAGGCCTTAAATATTGAATCAATTAGTGTTGGTAGCATATCACTTATAGCCTCTATAATCTTATTTCTGGTATATAGTGTTGTCTTTTCCTTTTCTCTCTGTGCCTCTGCATTGTCTAATTTCTTATTATCTATTCCTAGAGTAGAAGGACTTATTATACCTTGTAAGCATAGATCCAATGCAGTTACATAAGTTGATAGATAATTCTCTGTAGGTATTGTAGGTTGCTCTGTATCTATAGTAGATGCAACATTCTCTTTCATACACTTTTCTGTTTGAATATACCTATTATCAAAATAGCTAGGCTTTAATATCTCTCCAGTATTTGGGTTTCTAGGTAATAAGTCATCCGGGATATAAGTCTTAGCTCTACCAGCCCTTAATGCATCTATCCATTGGGACCAAGTTTCATCTAAGCTATCAAAGTTATCACATTTACTATCAAATATACTTTGTCCTCTACCTTCCCATTTATCACTCTCATAAATCATATATGGTACTGCCATGCAAAAGGATTTATCAAAGGTTACATCAACTAAATTTTCTGTTTGAGGTATACTATTAAGATTAACTTCACTATCACCCCTAAATAACTTATAAGTCACATACCCAAACCCATAAGTTTCATGAAGTGTATAGACTGCTTTATTAATTGTATAGTTGGTCTGGAATACTATCTCTTTAACCCTTCCTCTGTCATATACAATATCTATCTTCTCACCGCTATAAAACTCTAATATGGGTAACTCAGATACATTAGAATCAAATGATATTTTAAAAGCACCATCACCTACTACCAAAGCCTCTCTGGTAGCTCTCTCTAATAACTTATTGAACTTGTTTTCTTTAACAATGTCTTTCCATAAGTCATTCTTAGCTACTTCTTTAAACTCTATTATGTTAAGGTCAGTTAGAACTATATTAACAAGCTGATTAACTATTATCTTAGGTAGTCCAGTGTGTATCTTTCTTATTTCTAATCCTACAGTAGGTACGCTCCCCCAGAATGAATAATTATAGTTTGCCATCTGCTTATAGAGTTGATTTAACTCATAGCTATCACCCCTATACCAAATCATATTCTTAAAAGCATTAGCCTCATAGTTCATACCTTCTTGTATCATGAAATTGTAATCAGGTGCTTCTTGTATATTTAAAAAACTTCTCACCGCTTTTCTCACCCCATTCTTTAACTTATCAAACATTATCTATTTCTCACCCCTATCTTCTCTTTATAAGGCAACCATCCGTATTGAGTGCTATTAACCATATGGTCATTGGCATCTTCTGGTGTATTATCCTTATCCTCTAACCATGAATAAGTTTCTAATTCCTTGATGTACTCCTTACAATGTTCTAGTACATAATATTGATTATGTGCAAACCATCCTAATTGAAGGTTTATTCTATCTATAATCGTTGTTTTCTTCCATGCATTATTAAAGTTATAAATACATCCATTCAACCTCTTATACTTCATAAACTCAGTTATTGTGGCTTGGTCAGCGCTATCTACAAATACATCCTTAGCAAATCCCCATTCAGCTCTGTTTCTTTCTAAGAAATCTATATAATTCTTAACTGTATCACTTGGCGCTATTGGCACCGCTAACTTAGCATTGTTATATACCTTTTCATCTAGTACATAACAATTACCCTTATTCGTTATACCTATAAAGCTCATTGATATAGTATCAGGACTATTACTTGAATAAGCTGTATCAAGTCCACTTGTAAATATAATAAAATACTCTTCCTGGTTCTTGTTGCCCTTATCTCTTATTAGCTTTTTAACTTCTTCTTTCCTAACTACATGAGGCTTTCTTTCAAAGTTAGAGAAGATTAATCCTGTAGCTCTTCCTCTTAAACCTAGTATCTTATTTTTATAAAGTTTAGTACCTTTAGGAGCGCTTAACTTCTTTTTCTCTATATCCTCTTCACTTAAAGATGCATTATCATTAAAACTAAAAAACCAGTAGGTCCACTTAGGCTTCTCTTCTGAATTGAGTTGCTCTAATATTTCTACCGGTACATCTTTTTTATATTTTTCTAAAGGTCTACTGCAATTAATAAACTCTGAATAAATATCTAAGTTAGGATCATCTGGGTTAAGTGTGGCCATTAAGTAATCATTTCTAGTACATATCTCTCTGACAAAATCTATACTTGCTGTGTTAATCTCATCTATAAGTACACATCCAAATTGTGATCCTAAAGCCATCTTCCACTTGTCAGCATTATCATAACCTAGTATATAGATTATCTTCTCACCATTAGGTGTTTGATACCTAATATGTGGTATCTTATTGTCCTTATCACCATTACCGTTATACTTTACTAAATCTCCAAATACATCAGTTATACCATACTCTTTTTGTATTATGTTCTTTTCACATACACCTGTTGTTTTGGATGCTATAACATGCATTTTCTTAGATGACTTAGCAACCTTTAACATGAACTTAAGTATTCCTACTGTTGTTTTTCCTGCTGCTGTTGTTCCTTCTAGAAATTCTACTGGTGCTTCATGCTTTAAGAATGCTTTATATTTAGGTGATAATTTATAGTCATCACTCATTGTCATCATCACCATCTAATTGCTTTAATATAGAATCTAATTTAGACGTAGAATTTATTGTTGCATTAACATCTGTTTCAACCTTATCTACAAATAATCTATACCTCTTTCCTAATAGCTCTGCTGCTTTATTTCTCTCTTTTATTCCAACTTCTTTTCTTACTTTTCTTGCTGATGAACATCCTTCTCCTTCACCTTCTACAACTACAACTTCCTCGTCTATTTCACCTCTCATTGTCTTTGTGAGATATTTCATGACTTCTGTTGCATCTGCTATGCTTTCATCTTCCATCTTTTTAAGTTGTTCATCTATATAGTTTTTAACCTTAACATTTCTTAACAATCTAGAACCTGCTGCTGCTGCAACATCATCACTTTTCACTCTAGGATATGCTTTCTTATAAGCTCTAGTAGCATCAAGGTCATGTGTTGCTAGGTATTCATTTACAAATATTCTTTGTTTATCTGTTAGTTTGGCCATAATGCCACCTCACTTTCTACATATTGTGTTACTTGTCCACATTATACACAACATGTTGTGCATAAAATAAAAGAACCCTATCTCTAGAGTTCATTACTTAAATTTAGATTTCTATTAAAAAATTTTCTAAATTCTTCTCCATATTTACTTAGTTCATATTCGTGTCTATTATGTAAAATATTTTCTGCTATACGATACATTTCATTTTCTTGTTTTTGTTCAAAATCTTGATAGATACTTTTAAATCTAACTGACTCTGCTAATTCTACTAATTCATTAGAAACTTTCTTAACTATCAATCCTTCCCTTATTAATTTTTGAGTTATTAAGTCTAAATATTCATTATTTATTGCAAATATGTCTAGTATCTTATCAAAAGTGTACTCTATATCATTTATATATTTATAATATTCCTCAAAAATTTTTAAATCGAGAACACTTAAAACCTCTAAAGTATTATAGTACATTAAAAGCATATCATCATCAAAGTTATCATACTTAGTTAAATTGATAAAGCCATTAGCCATATAGATTATTTTTTCTTCCTGATTATTTTCTATAACATAATCTAATATCATTGCATATTGTCTTTCTTTTATCTGATTAAATCTATCTTTTTTTAACTCTCTTAAAGCATAATTTATTTCATCTAAGTTATTCTTCATCTGTAAAATAAATTCATTTAGCATCTTTTCTGCTCTCTTTTGTTTATATCCTAATACTATAGCTCCTACACTAGGTATTGCTGAAGCTACTACTGAATTAAATATAAATGATGATGAAAAATCCAAAATAGGTTGTGCAACTATATCAATCCCATCTTTAAGTCCCTCTTTTATTTTATTTTTATCCATTCTCTCACCTCTTCCCCTGTTTACAATTTTAAACTCTTTTGTAAATTAAGTAAAGCACCTAACATTACTGCTAAGTGCCTTAAAAGAGGGTTTATGGGGAATTTAACTTTTTCTATATTTTACATTATATCTTACATACAGTGTAAACTTCTATCAACTGTTTAGTAATCTATCAACTTCATTTAAGGCTTTACTGTGCAATTTGTGTATCCATTGGTAAGAATAATTCATCTCTACAGCTATTTTTTCCCAAGTTTTAAATTGAAAATACCTTAAATATAGAATACATCTTAAATCATCACATGAAACTTTATCTATTAAATTCATGATTTCTTTTTTTAAATCTATTAGCTTGTCTATATCATTGTTAATCTCATTATTTAAGTCTAAAATTTTGGCTACTATTTCACCTATCTTATCGGGTTTAGTTGATGTTTGTACTCTTTCAGAATCACTATTCACTGAAATAGATGTACTAATAGACTTAAGAGATTCTAATTCTAGTTGCTTAATATTTATTAAATTATCTAACCTATAAAGCTTACTAAGATACTCTTTAGCTGTTTTCATGTTAAGCCTCCCTTAATCTTGCTTTTACTGCTTCTAATAATACATTTTGATTAACTTCTTTATTTCCTAAAGCTTTTATAACATCTTCATCCACAGTTCCTTTACTTATCAAATGATTTATAACTACTACTTCTTTTTGTCCCTGTCTGTGTAATCTAGCATTAGCCTGTTGATATAATTCTAAACTCCATGGAAGTCCAAACCACACTATAGTACTTCCTCCATATTGAAGATTAAGTCCATGACCTGCACTTGCTGGATGAAGAAGTAATATATCAATCTTACCTTCATTCCAAGCTTTAATATCACCACTATCATTTAATTTCTTAGGCTTGTACCCTTTATTGTTCAGGAATTTAGTTATTCTATCATAATCATGTTGAAAACTATAAAATACTAAGACTGGTTTCCCATTGGCTGCTTCTATAACTTCTAGTAATGCTTTTAGTTTTTCATCATGAATTTCAACTACTGACTTATCCTCTGAATAAATTGCACCGTTGGCCATTTGTAATAACTTGTTTGTAAGTACTGCTGCATTAGCTGCAGTAATATCATTTTCACCAAGTTCTATAACTAGATCCTTCTCCAATTGTTTATATTTTTTCTTTATGGAGTCTGAAAGACTAATCTCAATTCTATTATCTATTCTTTCAGGTAAGTCTAGATAATCTTTGGCCATCATTGAAATACATATGTCTGATATTCTACTATGAATTGTTTCATCTGCTCCTGATTTTAAATTATAATTATAGACTATATGTCCATTCATTTGTCCTGGTGTAAAATATTGTTGTCTATAACTAGTAATTGTTTTACCTAATCTCTTTCCACCATCTAATAAATATACTTGTGGCCATAAATCAATTAGGCTGTTAGGGGTTGGTGTTCCAGTAAGTCCTACTACTCTTTTAAAGAATGGTCTAACTTTTTTTAAAGCCTTAAATCTTTGTGCTTTAGGAGATTTAAAGCTAGATAATTCATCTATAACTAACATATCAAATACCCAATTATTAAAATATTTATTTACTAACCATTCTACATTCTCACGATTAATTACATAGATATCTGCTTCCTGGTTAAGTGCTGTTATTCTGTCTTTTTCTTTTCCTAAAACTTTAGATATTCTTAAATGTTTAAGATGGTCCCATTTTTCAACTTCTGTACTCCATGTATCTTCTGCTACTCTCAAAGGTGCTATAACTAATGTTTTATTAATATCACCTAATAGCATTAAATCGTCTATTGCGGTTAATGTTGATACTGTCTTACCTAATCCCATATCTAGGAATAATGCTGATGCAGGATTATCTATAATATGATTTGTTGCATACTGTTGATATTTATAAGGATTAAAATTCATAACTACTCACCTTTGATCATTGCATATTTTTCACCTGTAGTATTATCCAAAATACCAACGTACTCAATTCCCTTTTTTGTTTTACATGGTATTAAAGATATATTAGAATCAACACATATATTATGAATCATACCTACTATAAAACTGATTTCTTCTTTTCTATCACTCATATTATTTAAGCTCCTTTATAAACTTATCTACTTTCTCTATACTATCTATTATTTCAACTCTGAACCCTAAAGCTCTTATCATTTTAATTCTATATTCTTGTATAGGTCTTGCTTTTTTACCTGGTGCTTTAAGCTCTACAAAAATAATCCTTCCATGCGGTAATAGTACAATCCTATCTGGTACTCCTGACACTCCTGGACTAACAAACTTTAAAGCTAAACCACCTAACAACTCAATTTGTTTTTTAAGATATCTTTCAATTTTACTTTCTTCCATTTTCATCACCCTTTATTCTATAGGTGTTGCCGCGTTACCAAAATTTCTATATATATTATAAATCTATATATTAGGTGTATATATGTATATACATATATACCTAATTATATAAATACTACTTATATATATTATTTTGGTAACATTGGTAACACTACTACCGAAACCGTTGATTTATATAGCTTTTCAGCGTTACCATAGGGTGTTACCAAAACATATTTTACGGTAACATTGGTAACATTATAATTTTTAAGCTATATGCACTTTGGTAACACTAGTTTTTTCTAATAAAAGCCCTTTGCACTCCATAAACTTTTCCAAATCTTAGCTTACTATTGTACTTTTCCCAACCTTTAATTCCTGCTAAAATATCATTAATTTCTCTAGATAACATTGGTGTTAATTGCTTAGGATCACCATTAAATAGTTCAACCCATATTTCCATAACACAGGTTTTATCTCTTCTCAGAGTCCCTTCTTTTGCTTCTCCAAATTCAGTACCTTGTATGAAGTTTCTCTTTTCTGGGATACTTAATTCATACCAATCTTCAGGTAATAACTTATTTAAATATTCTTCTATTAATCCGGATTTAGCACTTTCTTCAGAGTGTTCATCTTGCTGCCTTTGTGCCTCTTTCTCTTCATCACCTGTGAGATAAAGCTTTTCTCCATCCTTATATAACTGCAAAGCCTCGGCCCATATTTGATTAATTTCATATTCTGTTAAATCATCAAATACGCTTTTAGTCCTTTTATTAATGCCCACATCTATTGGCCAGAAACGTCTATTACCTGTTTTATCTCTTAAGAACTCTCTATCATTAGTTGTTCCAATGAATATACATTGCCTTGGGAATCTGCTTGTTCTTCTCCCATACGCTACTCTATAGATATCTTCTGTCTTAGATAAGAAGTGTTTTGTAGCCTCAATATCTGCTTTCTTTGTAGCCATCATTTCTCCCATTTCTAAAATCCATACCCCCTGGAGTTGTTCATAGGCTTCTTTCCCATTTACTGTAGTTAAACTGTCACTATACCATTCTTGTCCCAACTTTTTAATAATAGTACTTTTACCTATGCCTTGAGGTCCGCTTAGTACAGGCATGTTATCAAATTTACAACCTGGATTAAATACCCTTGCTACTGCTGCAACTAATATCTTTCTAGCTACAATTCTTACGTAGTTGTTATCTTCTGCCCCTAAGTAGTCAATAAATAAGGTATTAACTCTTTCTTCACCATCCCATAATAAACTATTAAGATATTCTTTTATTGGATGGAATTTATGTCTTTCAAAACTAAGGGCTAATGCATCAGCACATTTTGCAGTAGAACTTATACTATAGTATTTTTCTATAAATTCTCTAAGTCCACTATCATCAGTATCGCACCAATCACTTAAGTTATCTTTAGCTCTCCAAGGAAGATGATCCACAACCACAGCTCTATTAGAAAATTCATTGTAGGCTATCTTATCTTTTAAAAATGGTTCATTCTCTATTATTAGGCTAAAGTTGTTTATGGTACTTCTAAGCTTTCCTTGTTCGGTGTACTCTAACTCACTCAGCCATTTAGTTTCATCTACTTTTGAGCTCTCTTCTGCTACTGGTTCAAAATCTTCTTGGACTGCTGCCATCTTTTCTTGTCCAATAGTTACTAATACTTTTTTATCTGATGAAGCAAACTCCGACATTTTTGTAAAACTAGGAAGTCTATTAACTGGAGTATCTTCTTTTGCATTTTCATCAAGTTCTCCAAATTTATTAATTCTAACTAAATCAAAGGCATTACATAAAGTATTTGAAGCTGGATCTGTACCATGATGTGAATAGCTAAACTTATCATCATATACTACAATTCCACCTGTTGTACTTCCTTCTGCATATGTGTACCTGGTTTCATCCGCACCAGGTACATATACATCACTTAAAAATTCTCCTATTGCTTCTGTAATACTATAGGTTCTACAAAAGGCTCCTATGATACCTCTCTTTTCTAATGGGTCCTCTTGTTTCTTTAATGCTTTATTTATCTTTGCCCTAGCTCTGCTACTTTCTGGCCAATAACTTATATCTTTCCAATCTATATATCTATCAAGTACATCCTCTGGATTTAACCACTTTGAGTCCTGGACTTTAAATATATATTCTCCATCACTACTAGTTGATGGCCAGTACATTAATCTAGAAGGTTCATAAGTTGTATCGTCGAATTGGTCTATACCTAAATCCTCAGCCACCATTCTTCCTATAGCTTGATATTCATCCGGAAGTACTGGTCTACTTAATGGGACTACTAGTCTTAATCTTTGATTATCAGGTGCATGAGTATGTGTAGAATACATAGCAACTGAGAAGTCATATAATAACTCTATACTGGACCATATATCACCTTGTACATAATCTAAGTCTAGTGTTAATAAAGTTCTATTTGCTACATTCTCAGCCTTTCTACGTCCATTCTTAAGACTCCCACCTACAAACCCACCAACATCCTTAATTCTATCTTTGTCAGTCTTGGCCATCTTCTTATATTCTGCATATGTCTCAGGTGTTCTAGTTGTATTACTTAGCTTGTCTACAAGTTCTGACCAAAGGATATTTTTATTCTTCCAGTGAGTTTCTTTTTTACTCTTTCCAGTTGCTATTGCTATGGATCCATCATACTTAATATTTACTTTTACATTATCATCTGTTACCGCACTCATGACTACCCTCCTCACATCTGATTTTTACTTAAATTATGAATTACTCATTTTCATAATCTAAACATTCCGCAGAATTATCATCATATGCACTTATTTTCATTATTTCTATTTCTCCCTTAGTGCAAGTGTTTTTATAATTATATTTACAATCTTCAACATGACATTTTATTATCATCTTATTTCTCCTTTTTTAATCTCTTGGCCTAAATTTCAATTTTTCTATATGCTTTGGATACTGCTCCATAACATATTCAGCACTTAATCCCATTTTATGAAGTGCTCCTAAGCTAGCTTGTACTAAGTCAAAGAACTCTTCTATTGAATTATCTACATCACCCTTAATTACAGCCTGTTCAAACTCATTAACCTCTTCATGAACCTTGTCAATTTGCTTTTTAATGGTTATACCTTCTAGATTTATATTTTTAAGTTCTATCATATTAACTCTTCCCCCTATTCACCCACCAAGCACAGAATAAGAAACCAAGATTAAAAGCTATAATACATTTCAACATTATTAATCACTCCCCCAATTCTAATCCAGAATTTTCATTATAACCAAGTCTTCTTCTATACTCTTTAAATCCCCATGCACACTTACCAGTCCTAGCTTGATACTCTTCAAGTCTACATCTTTTGAATACCCAAACATCATGAGGAGTTACTTTACTATTAACATCTAGGTTTCTGTTTGCAATATCAGCAACTCTCCTGTTTAATAATTCTTTCCCTTTTCTAGTCCTAGTATTAAATTCTATAAACCCTTCTTCTCTTTCTTTTGCTTCTATCTGTATAGCAGTACTAATTGCACTTACTTGATACTTTGTATACTGCTTCTTCCCATGTGAGTTCATATAACTGAGTAGGTCCCTTTTCATACTAATCACCTCCAATTTTTTATAACCCTATAACCTTGTAACCTTGTATTATTTTGGGATATATTGTAGAATAATTACAACTAAACAAATTGAAAGGGGAATTCACATGCCATCTATTATATTGTTTTTTATCCTATTAATTGTATTGTTTATACTATATAAGGTTATTACAAGCCCTAGCATCCCTAGTATAAAGGTAGATATTAATACCAATAGAAGAAATAGTCATACCATAAAAAATAGTTTCAACCCATCAGTTAATATAGATAACTCTACAAACATTCATCAAACTACCAAAATTTTAAATAGAACTTCCAATACTTCTGAAAGTGATAATGACTTTTGGCTTATTTTATTTGGGTTTGGTGCTTTTGGGGTTATTCTCATTAATTTTTATAAAAAATATATTAATGAAATCAATTTAATATTATTTTTTTCAGTTCTTGCTATAGCTTGTATCTACATATTAGTAGGTTTAATTTTTAAATTAAAAGACACTTTAACCACTGAATTAATTACCTACTTAATTATAAGTTTCCTTGCCTTATCAGTAGTAATATATTTTTCCTTTTACCCACGCCATAAGCCTGATAATTTATCAGCTATATTATCTTCTCAAATTGCTATTGACTCATTATCTATTAATTCATCTATAGCCAACTTCATTATTTTACGATTAGTAGGTAGTTTTGGAGAAATTTTATGCATAATATGGTTCTTATATAAACTAATTAAAAATTATTCTTATAATCAAATTAAATCAAATTATATATGGCTTGGATTCTTAACACTCATATTCACCTTACTTACATCAGGTATATTTCTACACTATTTTAATAAATTGGTGAATTCCATAGGTCCTACTATTTAATCTTTGAATGTAGTTACTAGTCTTTCATATAGTAACTACATTCATACCCATCAGCTTTAAGTGGAAGCCCTGGAGCCCATGAGATAGGTTTACCGAATATCTCATTAACTTCTTCTAACTTTCCAAAGTCTTTAGGTACATCCATAATAAGTTCATCATGTACATGAAATACTACTTCATACCCTGCCTCTTCCACATTAAACATTGCTTCACCTAAACAGTCCCTTGCAGTTGCTTGTACTATATTCTCTACTAATTTAGGCCCATAAGTACTTATTCTAGTCCACTGTTTACTTGTTTGTTCCATACCTTCATAAGTTATTTTGTACCCTTCAAATGTCTCATGAGGTTCTATCTTAGGTTTTATATAAGCTAGTTTTCTTCCTGAAGGTAGTTGTATAAATAAGACTCCTGGATTATATATAAACTTAAGTCCATACTGCATACATACTGTAGTTCTTTCATTTATTGCTTTTTTAGCAGCCTTATCACAATCCCACCAGAATTTTGTTATATTAGGATTAGCATTTCTCCAACTCCTAACTAGTCCAGGTAGTTCTTCCTCAGGTATACTCTTTGATTTATCCATACTCATTATTGCCCCAACACTTCCACCATATCCAAGCGCCAACTCTGCTATTTTACCCTTCTGCCTTAAGTCACTACCTTTTTTAATACTTTCTATAGGTGCATGAAACATTTGAGCTGCAGAGGCTTCATATATTTTTCCATGAGTTGCAAATACATCTAATCTCCATTGTTCCCCTGCATACCAGGCTATAACTCTTGCTTCTATAGCTGAGAAGTCTGCTACCATGAACCTATTTCCCTCTCTTGGAATAAATGCGGTCCGTATAAGTTGACTTAGAGTATCTGGAATACTATCATATAAAAACTCTATAGTATCAAATTGACCATTTCTTACTAAATTTCTGGCATCATCTAAATCAGGTAAGTGATTTTGTGGAAGGTTCTGTACTTGTACTAATCTTCCAGCCCATCTGCCGGTTCTATTTGCCCCATAGAATTGCAGCAACCCTCTTACTCTTCCATCTTCACATCTGCTCTTTTCCATAGCCTCATATTTCTTTATAGAAGTCTTGGCCATAAGTTGCCTTAGTTCTAAAACTCTTTTTACATTATCATCTTTTGCCTCTTCTAATAATCCTGGAATACTATCTTTAGTAAGACTAGTTACTTCATGCCCTACACGTTCACCAAGCCATTTCTTTAACTGAGTTGGACTATTAGGATTATCTAATCCAGTTAGCTCTCTTGCTTCATTTTGTAGCCTTTCAGTAAATATCAAATCACACTCTATAGCTTTATTTATTAATACTAAATCAGTACCTACACCTCGGTCATTTATAACCTGATCTAGTTGCCATAGCCTTTTTTCTTTATCTGTAGTTTCAAACTTACTAAGCTTATTTCTTATAGCTCTTTCAACTTCTACGTCTTGCTTACAATACTCTTTAAATAACTCCCACTTCTCCGGATCATGTTCAGGAAGGTTTCTAGTTCTCTTACCATTAGTCTTAGTTGGTTTACAAGGCTTACAGAAATATTGTATTAATGATTTACCTTCCTTCATCTTTTGTTTATCTTCTTCAAAGCTGAGTACCTTACCGACCATATCAAGTGAACCAGGTAATCCCATTGTTAAGGCCTTAATCATAGTACATTCCCAATCCTTAGCTGTTATCCCATTTATTAAATATCTCTTCAAAGTGCTAACTTCAAAATTAGCATTAAATGCAGTCTTTAATACTCTTGAATTTAATAAAGCTATCTTTACCTCCTGCGGAAGAGTTTCACCATTCTTAAGGTCTACTATTTGTACTGGTTCATCATCAAAGGCATATGCAAACAGCAATATTTCAAAATCAGGGGCTTCACAATATCTGTAAGCCCCTGCTGTTTTAATATCTATGCTACTGTAGGTCTCAACGTCTATTGCTAAAATCTTCATTCCTCTACCTCTATCAATACTTTTAATAATTTAAACCCATTATTTCTTCCACTTCTCTGTTTACTTATAGAACTATAGATAGTCTCTGACTTTATTCCTAATATATGCCCTAGCTCTGTTGCAGTATCCGCAATTGCAAGCGGAAGTTCTAGCCTATCAGTTGTAACTGCCATATAGACATGTTCTACCAATGTAATCACCTCTTATAAAGAAGAGCAGGCTCTCACCTGCTCTATAAAGTTTTAACCTAAGAAATCATCTTCTGCAGCTACTGCTTCAAAGTCATCCTCAGCACGAGTGAATCCTCCAAGTGGTTCTCCATCTTCTAGCTTTTGTACATTACCAAGTCCACAAGCTATCCCTTTATTTCCTGATGCGCTATATGGGTAGAAATTAAGAGTTAATCTACCGTAGCAACCACTATAAACCTCTGTTGCATCTAGTATAGGTTGTACATACTGGTCAACCACACCAGGCTTATTTTTAGAATTTGCATTTAAGAAATAGCAATTAGCATATGCTTCATCATCTGGTCTTTCTGCATCTCCATCTCTTAAAGGGAGTTTAAGTGTTGCTGGAACTTTACCGCCCCACTTAGCAGCACCTTCCTTTTTAACTTGTTCTATTGCTTCCTTAATAGCCATTAGCGTTTCCTTATCAGTCTTAGGGATTAATACACTAGTTGAATACTTTGGTTCTTGCCCATCCATTGCATAAGGTTCAAATAAGTGTATATAGCTTAATCTCACCTTTCCTGTAGTAACCTTTGTTCCTGTTCTTTTTGCTTTAATATTTGCCATTATTAATTCCTTCTTTCTCTATTTATTTAATAAGTCTCCTTCAACCTCATAATAGGTGAATCGACTACTCTTCTTTGTTGGTTCCCCTAATGCTTTAATTAAGTCATTAGGTAAATACTTGATATCTTTATTGCTGATTTTAAATCTAGTAAATTTTTTATGCGCTATTTCTATTATTTTTACTTCCATATAATCACCTATTCAGCAAAGTCAGCTTGAGCCACAGCCACTACAAACTCCGGTCTTTTATCTTCTATTGGTGCTAAAGTTGGTTTTCCTTGTGGCTTAATGATGTAATTTCCAACTAACTCATTAAGCTTTTTCTTTCCTATCAATTTTTCCATATTGGTAAGTCCTTGAAGTTCCTGTGGCTTATAAATAAGCTTTGCTTCATACCCATGACCTAATAAGCTTGTTGCAACAAGGCTTTCATCTGTATATTTTCTATTACTCCTACCTTCAACAACTTTATATCCAGGATATTCTACTCCTTGAACTGCTTGTTCTAAGGCATACTCTTGTACATCTTTAGCCCACTTAGCTAATTCATCAGCTTTACTTAAGATGTCTGCTATATCTGTATCACTTAGAGTTGTGGTAGTTCTAAATTCATACTTAGCTAACTCTAAGTTTTTATCAGCTCTAGCCTTACAAACTGATTTAGCCCTACAGAATCCACAGTGTTCTCCGGCACAAAATTCACCTTCACCTTTAAATGCAAGTTCAGCTGTAGGTTTTAACTCTTCTTCTGCCCACTTAAGTAATTCATCCGCAGATATTTCATCAGTACTTATACTGTCTAATCTAGGTTGAATAATTGTCATTCTTACCTTCTCTATGTCATATAAAAAACTAAACTCAGCTATAGCTCCAAGAGCATATAATCTCATTTGCCTATTTCCTATAGCTGATACTGGAACGCCTTTACCATACTTTAAATCGCATATTTCCATAACGCCATCTGCTATTATTACAAAGTCTCCTGTTCCAAAACCCTCAGGAACCCATTCACTAAAGTTTAAACTCTGTTCTATACTAAATATTGCATCCGGTGTTTTTGCTTTAGCCTCTGCCACCTTCTCCATGCAAGTATTAACATAAGTGTCTACATAGTCTGGCATATCTGCTGCATAAAGTTCATTCTCTTTAATTTTCTTAACTTCTGAATTATACTTTCTAGTGCTTATAAGCTCTAAATTCTTTTGTAGTCCTAACTCCCCAAGTTCATGTGCAAGTGTACCTTCTTTAGCAAACTCACTTGACTTGTTTTCATAGTTTTGTTCTAGTCTAGCTGATGGAGGACAAGCCAACCACCTACTAGCACCAGAAGCACTTAATATTGCATGTGCTGCCATTATAGTAATTCCTCCGCTTCTTTAAGTATTGCTGCATAATCCTCTTCTTTAACATCTGGCAACTTAGCAGCTCCATATTTACTTGTTAGCTCTTTAGCCTCTTTCTGCTTACCTTTTTTAATAAGTTGAGAAAATACAGCTCTTACCATTTCCTTAGTAACTTTTGGTTCTTCTTTCTTTTTATCTTCTACTGGTTCAGACTCTGTTGTATCTTCTAAAGCTTTATCTCCTTCTTCAACCATAGTTTTAATTAGATCCTTTTTTAAATCCGCAGACTGGCCCTCTTGCTTTTCTGTATCATCTTCCTTTGAAGGATCTACATCAGCCACTACTCCATGACTTGGTACAAATTTGACCGTGTTGTCTTGTCCTAAAAGTAGTCTTGCAAATGCCATCATTTCCTCACCATTATTAAACTTTGCTGTTATTTCCATCTTTTCTTCCTCCTCATATATTTATCTATTTTATTTACATTCTGAATTGTATGGATATCTGCACCCTTTAACTTTTCTTTCTCTAGCCTTTTCTTCTCATATAGGTCATTAATTGCTTTACTCATAAATTCAGATTTACTTAACTTATACATTTTAATCACCTAGAAATTCATAAATATTATTACTAGTGTCTATACTCTTCAATTCCTTAAGTACTTGTTCTAATGCAACTCTATTTTCAATTTTTATTTTCCACGATTTTGTTAACCCATCTAGAAAATCTATTGAAATATATAATGATTTACTATCACCGTAGAAGTCCCAAGAAGATTTTAATGTTCCCTCTACTGTAAACTTCATAGCTGCAAATAAAACTTCCTGGAGTATTTGATAAGTTTCTCCCATTAATCAAAACCCCCTAAAAATAACTTAGTTTCATATGCTTCAACATCTACCTTCTGTATTATCCACTTAGTAGCATTTTTAATATGCTGCTTATTAGTACTGTATCTAGAGAAATAACCTATACTATATGAATTATTTGTAGGAACTACTACCACATCACCCTCATTTAAATCTTCTATATCAGTGAAGTATGAATATTCCATAAACTCTTGATACCCTTTGAATTTTATTAAGGCTACTCTATTCATTAAAAACTCCCTTCTAACTACACATTTCTTCTCTAAGCAATGTTTTAAACTCACTTTTAAACCTAGATACTTGTATTTGACTACATCCTAGTATTTCAGCAACTTCTCGTTGTTTGTACCCAAGTCTTAGAAGATTTAATGCTTTTAATTTATCCTCTCTTTTTACTTTTTTTGAGGCGCTGTCAAATGCTAATTTACAATATAAATCTTCCACGAAGTTATCTTCTTGAACTAGTAACTCTATTAATTCACTTGGATTATCTGCTGACTGTGATAAACTATTCAAATAAACATTATCTACATTGGATTGCCTCTTAACTGCACGATAACCTCGGATTTTCTTCCAAAAATCATTTTTAATAACTTGATAAGCTATTGTTACAAACTCAAATTTTGTGTTATTATAAGCTTGATAAGCTTTAAAGAAACTGAGGTCTAATTCTTGCATTAAGTCCTCACGTTCCATTGGCATATGTCTATATTCATGTGCTATTTTGTTTCTGAGCGGTGCGAACTGGCAGTAGCACTGCTCAAAATCCATTTCAACGATTTTCCCTTTAATCTTAATTGATTTCATCCTTTTTACACCCCCTTTCCACATGCTTGTCTATCATTTAATAAGAGTAAACTCTTCTTGCATATCTCTATAAATTCTTTTTCCTTAGTTAGCTTTTTAAAATCCACATTGTTAAACATGATGTCCTTAGTTGCAATTATTAGAACTTCTTTAAATTCATCTTGTGATAAACTTTGTTTTAGTTCTTTTAAAAACTTAGATACCATGATCTACACCCTCCTTAAAATTTTTTTACCCTCACACTGGAGCTGCTTTAATACTTTTGTCCTAAATAGAGCTGCTTGAATACTAATTTAATTCTTTTATATTGTTTAAATCAGATAAATCCTTACCTGCATAGTCTCGAAGAAATCTTAATAACTCTATTTTTGTAACCTTAAGTCTACCTAGTTTTAGACCTATTATTATCTTCTTATCTATAAGGTCATAAACTTTATGTTGATCAACCTTTAGTATTTTTGCTACTTCTGGAACTGTATATAATAAATCTTCCATTTTTGCCCCCTTAATGTACTTAATTCTCATCCAAGTCATCTTCTAAAAAATATGTTATGGAAACTCCAAAATAGTCAGCTATTTTTTTTAATTTATCTACCTTAGGAATACTTCTTCCAGTCTTCCAGTCACTTAAAGTTGACGTTGATATTTCTGTATCTTTCGATACCCTATATGCTGTTGTATTATGCTTTTGTAATAATTTGACGAATTTTGGATACAAATTTTCCCCCCCCATTCCGTAAAAAATACTTGTCACTATTACGGAAATGTGATATATTTTAATTGTTGAGAATAAAATATATATAACATTACCGTAACATTAGACTTTCTTAGTGTATATGATATATATTAGCTAGGTTTTCTTAGCTATGTTTAAAGTATAATCCGTATTTCTTAGATAGTCAAGTGTTTTATTTAAGTTTTCTTAAATATTTTTTTACGGTAATAGTAAGGAGAGCCCAAAATGTATGATATATTTGAGGAATTATTACAAAAACACGGTGTTACAGCTTACAAGGTAGCTAAGGAAACTGGAATAGCTACATCTACATTATCAGATTGGAAAAAAGGTAGGAGTACTCCCAAACAAGATAAATTGCAAAAAATTGCAGATTACTTTGGTGTAACTCTTGCTTATCTGCTTGGTACTGAATTACATGAAACTAATAAACCGGATTTACCTCTAACTAGCAAAGAAAAATTAGATATAGAGAAAGAAGCTCAAAAAATGATTGCTAATATTGATAAACTTTCTACTGTAGAATTTTGTGGGACTCCGGCAGATGAAGAGGATAAGGAATACTTAAAATTAGCTTATGAAAAATTTTTAACTGATGTAAGAATATATAATAAGAAAAAATATACCCCCAATAAATATAAAAAGTAGTAATAGAAGTTTTAAAAGGGGATGGGTGTATAATGAACATTAAAAACTTAGTTAAGAAACTAATAAAAAAATATGGTACAAATGATCCGTTTGAAATTGCAAATGCATTAGGGATATGGATTTACGTTGAGCCTCTAGGAAATGTTAGAGGTAATTATGTGTATAGCAAAAAGAAAAAAGTCTTTTTTATAAATGAAAATTTGTCTGAAAAAGAAATTTTATTCTGTATAGCTCATGAGCTTGGTCATGCAATTATGCATACTAAAAGCAATATTTATTTTAATAATTCTAATACCTTTTTTAATCAAAATAAGCATGAAATTGAAGCCGATATGTTTGCAGCTGAATTATTGATAAAGGACAATCTTTTAAATGAATATGAAAATTTTTGTCTTGAAGTTGTAGCTAACTGTGAAGGTATTGACTATAAATATTTAAAACTCAAATTTGACTTAAATTAAATTAAGTATATATTTTTTTGCATTTAAATCGAACATAAGTTCAAAAGGAGGAATAATTATGCAAGGAGGAATTCGTAAGAGAGGTTCTACATGGAGTTACTATTTCGATCTTGGAATAGTTGAGGGTAAAAGAAAAAGAAAAGAGAAGGGAGGTTTCAAAACTAAAAAAGAAGCCCAGGAAGCTTTAAGAATTGCTTTAAATGAGTATGAAAAAGGTGGCACTGTTATAGATGAAAGTAATATAACAACAGCTGATTATTTTGATTATTGGTATAAGGAATATGTTCTGCTAAATTGTAAGTACAATACACAAGAATATTATAAAAGAATAATAAAAAATCACATAAAGCCATATTTAGGTGTATATAAGCTTAAATCATTGACTCCAGCTGTATTACAAGAGTTTATAAATCAAAAATACCTAAGTGGATTATCTAGATCTAGTATAGATAGTTTTCATGGAGTACTTTCTGGAGCATTAAAATCAGCAGTATATCCTTATCAATTTATAAAAGAAAATCCTATGCAATATGTTAAATTGCCTAAAGATAACACTTCAAAGAGCTCAAAGGAAAATTTAAAAATAATTTCTATTAAAGATTATAATAAGATTATTAATAGATTTCCTATAGGAAGTAACTTTTATATACCACTTCAAATTGCTTTTCATACTGGTATGCGTGGTGGAGAAGTTACAGCCCTGCAATGGAGTAGTATAGATTTAAATAATAAAACTATAAAAATTAACCATACTCTAATAAGTAAAGGAAAAGGTATATTTGAACTTGGTACTCCTAAAACTAAAAGCTCAAATAGAAAAATTGCTATAGGAGATACTCTGATAAATATATTAAAGAAACATAAATTGTACCAAAAAGAAAATAAATTAAGGTATGGTAAGTATTATATTGACTCTGATTTTGTATGTACTAAAGAAAATGGAGCACACATAACTACTGATAGTATTAAATATTTATCCCGAGTTGTAAATTATGAGTTAGGTATAAACTTTAACTTTCACTCACTTAGGCATACTCATGCTACTATGCTTTTAGAAGCTGGAGCTAATAACAAAGATATTCAAGAGAGATTAGGGCACTCGAAGCTTGCTACAACTATGGATATTTATTCTCATGTAACTGATAAAATGAAAAATGATACTGTTAATATTTTAGAAAATATACTTATACAAAAATAATTTGCCACCATTAAAAACTTATGGTGGCAAATCGGTGGCAAATCATATTTAAATTCATATCAAAGTGACTTAAACCCTTTGTTTATCTCACTAGTTTAACTACACATTCTACATGATGTCCGTGTATTATATAGTATTGAATATAAGTTGTAATATGTGTATTTATGTTAAAGGAAGTATTATAAATATTGATTTATCTGAAACCAAATATCATCTCATGTGAATATGATTCTTTTTTAGTTTATCTTATGAGGTGTACATGGATGGCAAATTGACGACATTGCCACCCTACTACTAATTACTTATCATCTAAACACACTTAATTACTGATATCACCTATAATATACTTTTGTCTATAAGAAGTATATATCTAAGCTGATACCTTTAGATAAATGAAAAATTATCTATGTTGTTTTAATACTATATATTTTGTTAAAGCTGAAAATATGATCATATTGAAAAACAATAAAAAATAGTACTTGATGGCTTTACATTTAATGTATATAATGAGGATTAAATGTCTATAATTTATTTGAGTTCATTCTCAACTATGTGCTTATACAAAAGAAAAACAGGCTAGTAAGGATTTTATTCCCTACTAGCCTTTAATATTATCTGCCTAACTTCTTACAATAAGATATAACTTTATCCAGTGTTTCTTCTCTATCTTTCCCTTGGATAAGTACATTAGTATAACCACTCTTATTCTTTGCTTCTCCTACTGCAATAACTGTTTTATATTGCCCATAATGTGCATATGGTCTTAAACAGTTTATTGTTGGACAGTTTAACCTATCTGCCATTACCTCTGCTATTGCTTGGTCTGTTGCATTTGAATATTGTATAATATAATCCATTTCCTTTTCTTCTTTACTATCTGTACTAGGTTTTGGTTTTTCTGGTTTAGCTATGTTATTTTTAGGATTAATTAATCCAGGATAATCTACATAGCAATAGTTCATATCTACATTTCCACTAATACCATTTAATCTTCCATCACTAGCATATTGCCACATATCATATTTACATTTATAAGTACAAGTTGTATTATATTGAGCTACCCACTTAACCCACTTATTAAATCTAGCATCTGTTAATTTATTAGTGAACCATGATGTATTTGCATAAATACCTGCCCAATAACCAGCCTTTTCTATAGCATTGCAAAATACCTCCGCCATATCTGCTATAAGTTTATTAGAACACTTTCCTGTAGTCCCTGCATCTTCTAAATCATAATAAACTGGATAATCTAATTTATAACCCTTTAATAATCTTAATACATGATCTGCCTCAGACTTAGCCTGAGCTATTGATTCTGCATAAGAATAAATATAAACTCCAAATGGTATTCCAAGTCTAGTACATTCTTTAGCATTTCTATGGAATTGCTTGTCATCCTGGCTTGTTATGTTATCACCATATCCTACACTCAAGATTGCATAATCTATCTGACTT